ATAGATGAAGATCTGGAAGATAAGGCTGGACGTACTACTTGGTATGCCTACTTCCATGTTGGTCAAAAGTTGGTTTTAGATGATTTTGCAGAATATGTCACCTTTGTAAATGACAAACGGATCGTTCAACAGCTCAAACCAGGTGAACCATTTGTATTGTTAGAGGGAATGCTCAAGTACAAAGGGTTATTCATCGGGTTGACTCCACTACTTTACCCAAAAACTCATTTCGACACTATATTAGGGTTCAGTCGTGAAGAGATGGTATCCATTGTCAAAGATGGCGCTTTGTTAGGAGGTTTCCTTGGTACCCTTTTATATACAGAAGGAGTTCCCACTTTCAGCGCTGGCATATGGACAGACGGGGTGTTGTCGGAGGCGGATTGGTTGCCGAGTGAAAGTAAGTACCCTACGATACTAAATTCAATAGTGTCTATAGTCAAACAATCAGAGATGGTTCCTATAGGCAAACCTAGTGTACCAGACGTGGTAGTCCCAGAAAAGAAGCCGGCAATCAATACTTATGTATGGATGGCGTTATTGGTGAGACCAATGGAAATTCGGAGCCCGTGTAACCTTAGATACAACAATAAGCAAATTGCAGGTGGTACAATGTTCACATTAAGCCAAGGAACCTTACATATAGCCAATCATATCATACATCTAGAATTAGCTCAAACAATAGAGGATGAGAAAAAGGATTTATTAATCCAAAAATACCCTCATCACATTGGGTATATTATTAAACAGATAGATGAGGTGGAATTATGGCATATGATAGCCACGAGAACTCTGTTACCTGTAGCGTATCTAGGTCTCTTTTTTTGAAGTAACACCAGTAGCTCCTTATGTTGTGTTTTCTAATGCAGATTATCTTAATGGTCATTTCTATTTATTAAGAGATTTAAGCAATGTAGTTAATGTGCATGTAGAGTCCATTTTCACTAATATGCCGGACAAGAAACCTGACGACCCAAAACCCTCAGCTAGGAAGGTAGATCCCAAAGCTCGAGAGGCTGAACTGCGTGAGTTCAAATCAGGTCTTAAAGACAAGAAGGAAATTAGACCTAACACTAGCTCCCAAAATACCAACAAACCGACAGGGGCCCCTAAGCCCTCATCATCAAAATCTGACGACGCTAAACCTAAAGATACGCCACAAGATCAAAGAAGTCACCC